TGGCAAGTGTGGCCTTTGCTGTTAGAGGAGGGCAGATCCATGTTCTTGATGAATTCCAAGGGCACCCTGATACTGAGACTTTAGCGAAGCACTTAGCTGAGAAGTATAAGGGTCATAAGATCATTACGTATCCAGATCCGAGCGGTCGAGCGAGGAAAAGCTCAGCTGCAGTAGGTAGGACAGATTTTTCTATTTTAAAGTCGCACGGGTTAGCTACCTTAGCAAGATCACGCGCACCAGCAATCGCAGACTCAGTTCAAGCAGTAAACAGAATGCTTAAAACAGCTGATGACAAAGTTCATTTTTTCGTTGCCCCTAATTGTGTAAATACGATTAAATCTATTGAGCGTACATCTTGGAAAGAGAATAACCCAGAAGCGTTAATTATTGATAAAACTGAAGGAATTGAGCATTGGACAGACGGAATAAGATATGCTGTTGAATATTTATTTCCTGTAAGAAATCATGCTAAAACTGTAAAAAGAGGCTTTTCTTTTTAAAATAAAAATACCGCCTTATAAAGAACAACTAAAACTAATTTAAACAAGGACTTACTACAATGAGAGACAAAGATTATTTATTAAAGCCTAGTAAAAAGAAATAGAATGCCAAAGGAGAACCCGTTATGAATGGGAAAGGATCAAAACAACGCCCTACTAACCATAAACGGTTTGACGAGGCATATGATGCTATTTTTCGAAAGAAAGAAGCTGAAGAAAAACTAATCACTGAAGACCCTCAATCAGACAAGGTAGACGAAGATGATAGCAAATAGCACCGGAAATCGTTCCAAATCAGTCGGCGACCCTAATGCTCGATATGAGTCTCTCAGGCGGCTGTGGCGCACCTCTCGCGCAATACTGAATGGTCAGAACCAAGCAAAAGAATTAGACAGTACAGTTAATGCGTCTCAAAATATTCTTTTACCATTCTCACCTTCAATGACGCAAGAACAATACAACTTTTATAAAGCAGAAGCTGAGCTACCCGGGTTGACCGCGCAATACGCCAAGGTCTTGACTTCGGGTTTGTTGCGTAAGCCTCCTGTAATGAACCTTCCCGATGACGCCCCAGAAGGCGCAAAGGAATGGTTGACTCATCAGTTCACTTCTGATAATCAGTCAATGCTATCTTTTCTAGACGAAGCTATCTGGGAAGAAATGCAAACAAGTAGAGCATGGGTATATGTAGACTTCCCAACTGTACCAGATATGGATATGCTTAGTGTAGAAGAACAAAAAATGTTACGGCCTTATCCTGTGTTATTGAATGCAGAGTCTGTAATTAACTGGAAAACATCTGTTCACCCTATTACTAGAGACATTACTCTTACCCGATTAATCACTCGTTCCTATCAGAAGAGCTATCGTGAAAACGAATGGCATCCGGATTACGTTGATACTGTGTTTGATCACTTTATTGCTGCTGATGGTTACTTCTATATTAATGTATATGAGCGTAACAAAGATAGCGGCGGCGAAGATGTAAGTTTTATTAATGGTGTCGAACAACAAGAATACCAAACGCGTGGCGGTTCTTTAGGTGGTGCCAACGGTACAGGTGAATGGGAATTTATTCGTACTATTGATAACCTTTTAATTAATGACAAACGAATGACAGAAATTCCAGCTTACCCTTTAAATGGAGCTATTGACGGTATTGAACCACTGCTTATGCCTTTGGTTGATCGTGAAGTTGCTTTGTATAACAAAGTATCTCGTAGAAATCACTTATTGCTTGGTTCTGCTACTTATACCCCTGTTATTTCCTCTGATATGTCAGAAGACAGATTTGCAGATATTGTGGATGCTGGATTAGGTTCTTGGATTCGTATTGACCAAGGGGATTCTATTAGTGTTTTCGAAGCACCTTCTAAGGCTCTTCGAGATATGGAAAACGCTATTAGTGGTACAATCTCTGAAATGTCCCGTATGGGTATACGCATGTTAGCACCCGATAATGGCTCCGGTCGAGATTCTGGTGTAGCATTAGAAATAAGAAACGCTGGTCAAACAGCTATTATGGCTTCTTTAAATGCTAAAATTTCTCAACAAATGAGAAAGATTATTAGAGTTATGATGAATTGGCGATATGATACAAGCTATGATACAAATGACATTGAGTACACTTTAACTGCAGACCTCAATCCAGCCCCAATGGGTTCTGATTGGTTGCGTTTAGTTACTGAGTGGTATCAACAAGGAATTATTCCTCGTTCTGCTTTTGTGGATATTGCTAAGTCTAACGATATTTTACCTACCGACTACAATGACGAAGATGGTATAGGTGAAATTAAAGAAGACGACTTAATTATCAATGCTGCAATGGAAATTGAAATGGATAAAATGGAAGCTGCTGCGCTTGCAACAGTTAACGGCGAAACCGAATCGGAAGCCGAAAAGGACAATCCGGAGGATTAAAAAACCTCTACTACCTTAGGATCGTACACCTAGACAAGTGTTTAAAAGGTCTCCAGTAAGGAATTTAAAATGGACAAATCAACTAAGGAATATCTAGACTTAAAATTTGAAACAGTAAATGAAAAGTTTCAAACAGTAAGCGATAGCTTTGAAAAGGTAGAACATAAGTTTGAAAGAATTGAGGATGCCATGGATAAGCATGATGACTTCACCACTAAGCTAGGTACCATTGTGTATATGCTTACGGGCGGTATGGTTCTTTTAGGTTATTTATTAATGGCCGACTTATTAATCTTTCCAGTAATATCTTAAAGAAAACAAAAGCATCGGAACCTTCGGGCAATCCCCTGCTACTCCAAGGAGAATAAAATGTCCTCTATTAATGATGACTTATATGATTTGTCAATAGACCATGCCTCTATGGTGCGTGGCTTTGAAAACTCAATGCAAACTGATGTAAAAAGGATTATAGCAAGACACAAAAATCGGCTTAGAAAGGGCCTAGCAGCTATTAAGAATGCTGGCTCTAAGTCAGCTCGAACTACTGTTTTAGAACCTGAGAATAAAAGATTCATTAAAGAAATGAAGTCTTCTATGACTACCCAACTAAAAGATCTTAGTCTTGTAGAAACAGATTTTAACAGCAATATGCTTAATAAGAAACTTGGTAAGTTTGCCAATATTAAGCGACCTCCAGCAAGTACAACTCTCACTGCCATCGTAGGCTCAAATATACGCGGTGATAAAAGTCTCACTAAATACATAACAAGCCTAGGCGATGATGAGCTATTAAGAATTAACATGGCTCTTAAGAAAGGTATTGCAGAAGGTGCTACTCAAAAACAACTAATCAGCTCTGTAATTGGTAAAACAAAATTAACAGAAGCCCAAGCAAGTGCATTAGTGCGCACGGGTATAACTCGTACTCAATCTATTGCGCAACTAAACACATTCAAAGGTAATGAAGAGCTACTAAAAGGTGTTAGATTTACTGCAGTATTAGATTCTAAAACCTCCCCTATTTGTTCTCATCACGATGGAATGGTATATGATTTAAATGATACTAGATTTACGCCGCCTCTTCATTGGAGATGTCGTTCAACTTTGATTCCTGTAGTTAAATCTCATAGTGAACTTTTAGCGTCTAGTAGCAAAGAAGTTAAACAGAACGTTCTAACTAACATGAGTGAACAAGGAATTGCACAGCTAAATGGTGCTTCTCCTAATAAAGAAAACTATGGTACTTGGCTTAAACGCCAACCTCAAGATGTAAAGCTTAGACACTTAGATAATAGCTCTGAAAAATTAGCATTATTTAATAGTGGACAAGTAGCTTTTACTTCTTTTACAAACAGTGCAGGCCAAGGTGTAAGTCTGCAAGCTTTAAGACGATTAGATAACAAAGCAACAGCTGTTATCCCTACTAGACAAAGAGTGTCTTCTGCAGTTACTAAGCAATCAATGGCTGCTTCTGCCTCTACTCCTAGGTCTTTAATTCGTAATTCTTCAAAAGAAACTGAATTGAGAGATTTAATTAAAGCGGATGCAGTAGATATGGCTTCTCCTTTATCTTTAGTAGACTTTAGGGGTACTTCTATTGTAGGTAAGAAAACTTCTCGCCGTAGAGCAAACAATCAGTTTGATGAACGGAATACAGGTGTTGACCCTTTAACTGGTGAAACTAAATCTACTTTAGTTTATGACCCAGATTTTAATGTATTACAAGAAAGAATAGATTACCTCCAAAATTCTAAAACTCTTTCTCTAGATGAAAAGAATTTTATTCAAAGATTTGCTTTGTCTCTAGAAAATGATGGATTGTCTGTAAATCAGCAAACAGCAGTAATAGAAAACCTACGTATTAACTTTGAGCGATTTGCCAGAGATAAAAAACCTTGGGAAAACTATGCAGCAGTAACAAGAGCAGAGATGGCTAACTCAGTAGTTAACACCTCTCGCATTTTAGACAGAAGGTCTCGTGCTAGGTCTCAACAGTTCCAATTTGGGGCAGGAAACGAATCTACGGTTCAGATATTAGGTATTCATACTAAGTTTGATGATATCGCAGCTAGGACTCTTGAAAATCAAAGATATGTTAAAAGTTGGGCAGACACAACAGGTCTACAACTGGCTCGAAGGTCTCTATTAACTGGAAGATCTCCGCTTAAAAACTATTTTCCTACTATACCTTCTTTTCTTCCTAAAATGCCTAAAGTTCGTGAGCTTATCTATAAGCAAATAGAAAAGCTTCCGGGAGGCAAGATGCTATCTCGTAAACTACAAGGTAAACCTAATGATAGCCTTCTTACTGAATTTTTAAGAGCAGGTAACGAAAAGATTAGGCAGATACTAGACCTTGAATTTTTGTATGCAAAGAAAAGAGAAGTTTATGATAAAGCTAGCATACTTCCTTCTTTCTTAAAAACAAGAGAAAGAGAATTATCTAAAATTATGAAATCAGTAGCTACTGGTAAATCTACAGATTACGATACTTTATCTATCAATATAGGTAAGCAACTATATGAAAATAGTAAGAATGATTTTGATGTATTTTTCCCCAAGCCAAGCTTACAAGCCTTTCATAGAGCTGGCTCAAAGATCCTCGATGGGTTGAAAGATCAAGGAAAAATTAAAGTATCACTAAGAGGCACTACAAGACGAGGCGTATTAGATCTTGACAGTGGTCGCCCCGAGACTGGTTCTTTTAAAGACACTATTTCCCGTGAAGTAACTATAGTTGACCCTTCAATGCTTGCATTACAAAGAGCTAGCAGAGAGCTTGTGTACTCAAGACGTATTGGTATTGTTAACCAGAGAGACCGACTTTATGTAAAGGCTGGTCAAAAAGAATATGTAGATGCCCGTGGCAACCCTACAGGTGAGTCCGTTATCACCCGAAAAGCTGGTGCCAATTACGATACAGACTTAGTAGACAGAGATTTCTCTAATATGCTCAATCATGCAATGGATGCTGAGTGGGAAGTAGATAATGACTTTGCTTCTTTCTTTGATGACCTATTACACTTCAGAGACCCTAGAGGTAATGTTGCTAAATACGATGAACTTAACGGTTTCCGTAAAATCATATTAACTCGTGGGGATCAAGGCTCTGGTTTAATGCAAACAGTAAAATGGCATTTGCAAAGAGGAGAGTCATTTAGAAACCCTGTTCAAATTGATGGTCGAGGTCGAGTTTACACCACGGGTTATCTACACCCAGCAGGTGGTGAGCTAGTACGTCCTTTTTTAAACACTGCTCGAAAGGTCAACTTTGATGATGACATTCTTTTCGAGCTAATGACTCAACTTGGTGCTATGACTGGCCCATCACAAAGTGTACTAACTAATGCTGGAAGGATAGCTTCCTTTCAGGCAAGAGAAAAGCAATTTAGAGAACTTGGCGAGCTTATGCTGTCTAAGACTCAAAGGCCTAGACGACTCCGTGAGTTCCTAGAACATCCTTTGATAATAGCAACAGATGCTGATCACGTCCCTAAGATTGCCCGATTCGCATTAGAGTATACGCGTGTATACAATCATGTTAACGGAGACTTCTCTAATAAAAAACTACTTAGATCTTATCAAAGTCAGCTAACTAGCGAAAACGATGCTTCGGCTTCTGGTGCTCAGTTAATTGCTCTTTCAACTAGAAATAAGAAATTAGGTGAAGCTTCGAATGTTACCTATACTGACCAAAAGAATAGGCTGTATGATACGGTAGCAGAAGCTACTATGTCAGATCCTGAATTTAGAAAGCTTGCAGTTGCTCAAGACTTATCATTTGATGATATGGCAAAGGCAGCAAAAGGGCAATCTATGGTCGCATTTTACGGTGCAGGTAGATCAACACAGGGTGGGGCGATTGAAGGTAAATTAGCTAAAATCCTAGACAAGAAGGAATACACTGTTCTTTCAAAATCCGAGATCTCTAACGTAAATAAGATTTTAGATTCAAAAATAAAACTAGCGGTAGACTCAGACAGTATTGCTGTAGCTACTGCACTAAGAGAATTGAAGGGTGAGATAAAAGATATTGTAGACAATGGTGCCCCTATAGGGAATAAAATCATTACTCAAGCTCGGGACTCACACCCTGACGTAGAAGAATTTGTTAACAAGCTAACTAACGTTCGTCAAGGTCTAATTGGGCCTAGACAGTTTCAAGAAATTGCAAGGATTATGAGTAAGCACTTGGCAGAAATTGCGCCAATTACTGAACAATTTGTAGATTTCTGGAAAGACGTTGCAAGGATTTACATCACTGAGTCAGGCAAGGTAGACATACCTTGGGTCACAGTTGATGGTAAACTTCTGTATCAAAGATACCGCCCGACTGTTCAAGAGCGGATTGAGTTTAGAGACCCTGTCACTGGCAGGCGAATAAGCAATATCTACGAAGACACAGTAACGGATGGTTCCTTGTTAGGCAAATCTTCTATTATTGATGCCCGGTCTGGTTTGGGTGTTAATGGTAACCACATGAATGACGCCACACTTGTGCGGCAGTTTCATCTGTGGGGTAGGAGGAATGGAATTCCTACCGGTACGATTCACGATGCGTTTTTCACTAATATTGGTGATAGCCTTCGTGCTAAAACCGCTCTAAGACAAATCTATGCTGATGCGGTTGAGGGTGATACAATGCTCAAAACCCTTGAAGCAATGCGGGACGCCGGATTGTCAGAAGCATCTTATAGAGCATTACTGAAGAGAGGAACCGAGGAGGGATTGTTAAATCCAAAAGACCCTCTTACCTCAAAAGATATATTAGAAAAAATTCCACCCGGTTCAGATTGGTATGGAATTGGTCCCTAATTAAACCGAACACAGGTGTGCAAGGCTGTGCCTACACCCTGATTAAAACAAACTTAATGAGTCCGTGACTCAGGAGAAATACTATGTCCGAAGAAATTATTATTGATGATAAGACAGTAACAGAACCACCTCAAGCAACTTCTGAGGAGTTGAGCCGTATGGTTCAAGCTCGTGTTGAAGAAGAACTAGCTCAAATTAAAAGCAAACTCAATGACGCTTATGCCTCTAGAGATGAAGCTGTTAAAAAAGCTGTATTGTTTGAAGAAGAAAAGAAGGCAGCTCAAATTGCTCGTTTAGAAGAAGAAGGTAAGCACAAAGAAGCAGGCGATATTCGTCTAGCTGAACTTATGGCTAAACTGGAATCTCGTGACAAGCAAGTAACTGAACTTACTCGTGATAACGTTGTACGTGATGCACTAAAGAGTATGGATTTCCGTAATGACACTGCTGCTGAATTCGCTTATCGCGATGTAGTTGCGCAGCTGGTTCAAGACGAAAATGGTCAGTGGGTTCACCGAACTGGTACTGCTATTAAAGACTTTATCGATACATTTAAAAAGGACGAAGAAAAATCATTTCTATTCAAAGCCAAACAATCATCAGGCGCTGGGCATCAAACTGCTAACGCTCCTGCTGGTGGTTTTGATAAGACTAAATCATTGTCAGAAATGTCAATGGAAGACATCCTCGCAGCTGCGGCTGCAGGTCACCTAGATGGTGGTAAAGATTGGCGCTAAGCCAATACCCTAAACTCATTTAACTTTTTAATAAAGGAGCCATAAAATGGCTATTTCATCTGCAAATTTTGGTACACTAAACAAAGCTATCTCTGCTTACACTGACGAAGCTTACACTCGCGCTAAGAAGCTGGTTTCTACCGCTATCATGGGTACTGATGCCTCTATCAACGCTAACGGCGAAGATTTCATCGGTCAAGTTCGCTTTTACAAGCCTCTCGGTAACTACGCTGTAGGTGGCGCTTCCGCTTCTGAAGACGTTGCTGGTTCAGCTAACTCTGTTGTAAACGTTGCTTCTCAAGATGAGAACTACGGCGGCACTACTAACATCTCAACTGATGTTCAAACTTATATTAAGACTGTTCGTACTCACGGTGCTAACGAGTACTTGGTTCAAGAAGTAATTTCTAAGCAAGATGGCATTTCTAAAATTGCTCGTGATTTTTCTGAAACTCGTGCTGAAGACGAAGATCAAGCTGTTCGCGCTATCGTTGCTGGTGTTCGTGGTAGCGAAATTCTTGTTGCAGACGCTGCTAGCACTTTTGATGTAGCTACTTCTGTATACCAGGACTACTGGGCCGGTAACGCTGTTGATGCTGATCCAAGCAAAGGCTTTGGTTATGTTGCAGTTAAAGACCTGTCTAGTGACTTGATTGGTACTGGTACTAACATCGATACTTTGGTTGATAACGCTACTGCTTCTATGACTCCGGGTAACCGTGTACGTCACTTGATCAAAGCAATGGGCGCTTGGGCTGATTATGTTCCTGATTTCGTATACCTCGTTGTAGGTCCTGAAACTTACTTGGACATTAAAGTAGCTAACATCGTTGATGACGAGCGTGTTACTGATGGTAATATTGCTTTTGAAACTATCTTAAGCGGTCAGATTCGTTTGGTTGTTTCACGTAGCTACTCAACTGCTGCTGCTGGCGCTGCTATCGAGTCTATTACTGGTGCTACTGAAGTTGCCGGTCTTAAGACTTCTTACATGATGCTTCCTGGTGTTATGTACATGTCTGATGTTTCTGTTCCTAACCCTGTTGCTATCGATCGCAATGAAGGTGTAGGTTCTGGTTCTGGTCGTACTACCGCTTGGTACCGTTGGGGTTATGTTATGCACCCACGCGGCTACACTTTTGCTGGTAACGACAGTGCTTTTGCTACTAACGCTGTTTTGGGCGCTGCTGCTTCTTGGACTCGTAAGTCTGATATTTTGAACTTGGGCATTCTTCCTATTTTCCACAAATAAGGTAAAGTAAAATGGCACTCGTAAAAGGCGTTAATTCTTACGTACTATTAGCAGAGGCCAACAATTACTTTGAAAATAGGTTAGACGCTGATATTTGGTGGACAACTGAAAGTCCTGATCTCGCTTTGGTAACTGCAACCCAGTTATTAGAGGGAGAAAATTGGATAGGAATTTCTACTGCTGCTGCTAATAACTTGGCTTGGCCAAGAAGCGGTAGCTTTAGGGATACTCCCCGAAATAGAGTGGTAACTTTTACAGGCACATATGCTTTTCCTTCTTCTAAAGAAGCAGAAACTGCAGTACCTCGTGAAATTGCATTAATTCGCAAAGCCACCTATGAACTCGCTTTACACCTGCTAAACAACAAAGGCCTCTTGAATAAAGGGGCTTCTGTTAAAGGTTTGAAAGCTGGGTCTATCGCGTTGAACTCTATAATCGAAGCATCAACTATTCCCCGTATTATCCGTGATGGATTTGCAGACCTTATAGATGGAGGCAGAAAGTCGTCATCTTGGGAGGGCTGGTAATGTCATTAGTCAATACCATTAACTCTGCTGTAGATATTGCTTTTTCTACACTGGGAGACTTAGTAACAACTGCTACTTTGTCAAATGCCAGTAATGAAAGTTATGCCTTTCCTGTCTTAGACCCCTTTGGGAACCCTACAACAGAAGGCGCAGTATCAACTACAACAGTGTCCTCAACTGTACAAGTCATCATAGAAAATAGTGGGAAAGTAAAAAGTCCAGAAGGGCTAGATATTATCCAAACCCAAATGCTCATTAGATCTGATGAGATACCTAACCCTAGTGTTTACAGTAACGTCACAGTTGGTACTAAAGTCTATACAATAGTATCTTATACTGCTGATGTTGCACTCACAACCCTCTTTGTAACGGAGTTATAAAATGGCTGAGAATAAATACAAAAGAGTTAGGTTAGACATTGAATCTGTATTTAGTAGTGCAGCATGGAAAGCAGAAAGCATTCCTGCCTACCCTGCTAACTACGAAGGTGATTCTAAGTCTAAAACATTTGTTAAACTAGAGATACTTCCCTCAAGTCAAGTAGAATTCTACGGAAACTTTGATGGTGTCTCTGGACAAGTGATTATTCAGATTTATGTTCCCGCAGGTATGGGAATGATAGCTCTAATGGACAATGCTGATACTCTCGATACTTATTTCAAAAGTAAAACCTTTGCCAATGGCACCAGTACTGATTCCAGTACTTTAAATATAATAGGAAAAGACACTGCTAACCCTGCTTTATTCCGTGGGGACTACACAGTCAACTTTACCCTTTTCAACTAATATCCACCATTTTCGGAGAAATAAAATGGCACATTTAACTAAAATCTCGGCTGGCAAGTTTAGCTCGCTAGATTATGTATTGGCTACTAGTGGCGTTAACGCTGTTTCAAGCCTTGCTGACATCACAGCTCAGTTCGTAACTGCAGCTAATCAAATCGCAACTACTACTTCAACTGACGGTTCCCCTCAAACTGAAACCCTTGAGTCTGGAGTTGTTCACGTTGGTAACGTTCGTGAATTCCCATCAATCGGTACCCCTGCTAACGTTGTAAACGTACCTGTTTACGGTCAATCTACCTCTTCTCAGGTCGCTGGTCAGTCTGATGCTCCTTCTTTGGAGTTCAGCTTAAACTACGTTGCTACTGATCACTCTGCTCTTGAAAGCCTACGTAAGTCTAGCGCTCGCGTTTGTTTCCGAGTTCGCATGAGTGACGTTAGCTTGCTTACTTCTCTTGCTAACGCCGGTTGCCCCGTTGCTTACGCTGATCAAGAGTTCGGTGATTTTTACTTCTTTGGTACTATCGCTTCTTTTGAGATCACTACTGGTCTTACCGATGCAATTCAAGCTACCATCACTTTGACTGTAAGTGGCGATTTCACTGGTCCTGTTTCTTTGCCTACCGCTGGTGGCGTAATTTATACAGATCTGTCTGCTTAAGCTAAAATGTTACACGAGGGGCCCTTGCGGGGGCTCCTCATTTATAAGGAAAATATTATGTATACCAATAACACTAAACCTTTTGATAAAGATTTTGTACTTCAAGTAACTGTTAGAAACATTCATAAGGATATTGATTTCAGTATTCGCAGAACTTTTGAACGCTTTAGCGACTTTGAGTCTGGAACTGAAAAACATAACGAAGTTTTCGAGACATTAGGTGTTCTTCACAAGATGCACACTCTCTTAGACGAATTCGAAACAAACAATCAACATCTATTTAATACCAATCAGGAATCTAAATAATGAAAAAATTTGTAGGTAAAACCCAAACTAAATCTGTACCATTTATGGATGGTAAAGTAGATATTAAAGTATTGACAGTAGGTGACATTCGTGCCATTGAAGCTAAGTCAAAAGAAATGAAAGATGGCGAAGGTGATCAATTAGAAATCCTGCGCTTCGTACTGCGTCTAGCCGTAATGGATGCTGCGGATTTAACTGATGAAGATTTTGACGGCTTTCCCGTTAATGAATTAACTAAGTTATCTGAAGCAATCATGGGCACTCCTTCTCCAGCAGAGGGAAACGCATAAGCTCTGAAGATTTATTTTTGTATGACTTGGCATTTCACCTGAAGATACCTATGTATCAGATGCTAGAAGAAATGCCTCAGTCTGAGCTAGTCATGTGGGCCAAGTATTTACAAGCAAGGCCTATTGGCTGGCGTGAAGACAGTCGTGCCGCAATGCTTATGCAATCTCAGGGCGCTAAAGTAAAAGCCAAAAATATATTTCCTTCTATTGCTCAAATGGATCAATGGGAGCAAGATAGGTCTGATGAAGAAAAATCTAATCAAACCTTAAGGAAGTCTATATTTGGAGCAATGATAGAACAGTCTATCAATAAGACTAAGGAACAAAGAGATGGCCTCAAAACTAAGCATTAAATTACTAAACAGTAAAAAAGCACTAAAGGAAGTAGATGAAGAAGTTATTCGTTTAACGAATCAAGCGCTGCGAATTAATGCTTTGCAAGCACAAGCCGAACTCCAGCTAAAGACCCCAGTGCTTACGGGTCGTGCTAGGGCCTCTTGGAACCTTTCTGCAGTTAAAGGAGATTTCAAAGAAACAGGAGGAGCAGCGAATGGTTCTTCTTCGATTCTACCTCTTATTTCTAGTACTGAATTTCAAAAATTATACTTAACAAACAGTGTACCCTATATACAAGATTTGAATATGGGCAACTCTAAACAAGCACCAGCTCGTTTTATCGAGTCTACTGTGTTCAAATACTTTGCACCCAAAGGGGTCGTAGTTGAAGTAACACGCTAATTACCCCAGCCCCTGATGGCACTGATGCCCTTAATGGTATCCGTCTGTCTGGGGCTTTTTTAATCCATAGGAGAGACACAATGGCTATTGAGTTACAAGTAAAGTCTGACTCCAGACAGGCGCAAAATGACTTGCGCAAGCTAGATAAATCAGTTGAGCAAATAAACAAAACAACCCAAAATGCTACTAAGACTATTAAGTCTCTAGCAATCGGTGCTGCTGCTGCTTTTGCTGCTATTTCTAGCGGAAAGGCAGTAACTGGGATTACGGATTCATACCGTAGGTTAGAAGCGCGTATTGCCCTTACTAATAATTCCCTAATAAGACAAGAATACGCATTTAGAAAGCTTAATTCAATTGCAATTAAGACAAGATCGAACCAAGAAGGTTTAGCAGACCTTTATTCTCGTATTGGTCGCGCTACTAGAGAAATGGGCGTAGAACAAGAAACAGTTATTAAGGTAACTGAAGCTGTTGCGAAAGCTATTACAATCTCTGGTTCATCGGCTGAATCTGCTAACTCTGCGATTGTGCAGCTAGGTCAGGGTCTAGCGGCTGGCGCTTTACGTGGACAAGAATTAAACTCCGTAATGGAGCAGACCCCTGCTGTAGCACAAGCTATTGCTAGGGGTATGGGAATTACAATTGGCGAGCTAAGAGCATTCGCTAACGAAGGAAAGCTAACTGCTCAAGCGGTAGTTGATGCCTTGAAAGATCAAGGTGACGCTATTGATAAAGAATTTTCTAAAGTTCCAGTTACCTTTGCACAAGCAATGCAAGTATTTTCTACTGGTTTTAGCAGAGTTGTAAACGAATTAGACCAAGTAACCGGAGCTACAGGCGCTGCTGTTCGTAAGTTTCAAAAGCTAGGTATATCTCTTAATAGCATAGCTAAACCCTTAGCGGCTAGCTTAGTTAAAACAATAAATACTATTTCAGAGTTTACTACTTCAGTAGGAAATTTAGTAGACCCCCTATTAGATCTAGGTTCTGCTTTTGGAACATTGGCAGGTACTCTTGCTAGTGGTCTTGGTATTAATACCGAAATTAATTTGTTAGATAAACTAGGAAATGGAATAAACGAAATAACATCACTTGCAAGCAGTCTTGTTCCTAGCTTCCTTCAAATAAACAGATTCATAGTGATGTTAACTAATGGTATTATTTACTTTTCTAATTCTTTAGCAGTAGCACTTAAACCTATTAAATCGTTTACCACTACTGTTGCTGATTTATTTTTTAAAGTTTATGATGCCGTTGTAGGTAATTCTTATTGGCCTGATTTGATTGACGGAGTAATAGAATACGCAGATAAAATTAAAGACGCTTTAAAACCTATCTCAACCTTTGCATCTTCAGTCGGTAAGGTATTCCTTGGGCTGATGGGTCTAATTGGCAGTGTTATGGCGGCAATAGCTCTTCAATTTGTAAGTATTAATGGGGTTTTAGCTAGTGTAGGTTTTGGTGCTTTGGGTTTTGTATTTAATGGCTTATCAAATGCAATTAACAGCTTAGGGGATAATATAGTAGCTAATGGAATTGCGACCTTGTTTGATAAAATGGCAAAAGCAGCTTTTGGGTTAGTTGCAGTAATTTATACAATTACTACCGCTATTACTGTATTAGCGGGAGGCTTTGGCTTACTTGCACTCGGAAGTTGGTCTAAAATGGTGGAGGGTCTTAAGGAGCTAACGGCATTAGACGGAGTTATAAGGGTTATTAAAAGCTTCGGAGAAACCGTTAAAGATGTATTCTTTGATGTGTATGATGCTGTTGTAGGCAATTCCTACTGGCCTGATATGATTGACGGCGTAGTAGGTTACGCTTCTAAAATTAAAGATGCAATGCCGCCTATCACTGAGTTTCTTAATGGGGTTGCAGAATCATTTAGTAATTTGCTTGATAGAACAGCATTTTCTGCTAAGATTTTATTATTTATTTACAGTCCATTAGCTGCTGCTATAGTAGCCTTAGGTTTTGCTTTCCAAACGCTAGGTGGACCTATTTCAACTTTTAGTATTCTTTCTTATGGTAGAACAGTAGATAAGACTATAAACGGTATACAAAAGTCAATAGAAAAAGGTTACAATTATGTGGCTGATGGTCTTACCGGGATAGTACAGGGAGCTGCTAAAGGTGTTGTTGGTGCTGTGAATTTTGTCAATGAGGCACTCAGTTCATTTGGATCAGTTGTGGGCGAAAAGCTTTCTATTTTAATAGGAGCAGGTATTTTAGCTGGTCTCATCGGAGTTCCCGCTGTTTTAACCGCATTAGGTCTTATTATTAGTACTACAATAAGGGAAGGTGTAAGTTCAGGCGTAGAAGGTTTAAGCGGTACTTTTACAAAAATTATATCTACTGCAGGAAAGTTTGTTGGTGTTTTTATTGCTGAATTGATTTCGGTAATACCTAGTTTTGCCGGAGTAGTTGTTACCTTTGTAAGCGCTATTTTTGAAAGTATTGTTGGTGAAATCCCAATAATAGGGAAGGCATTAGCTCTTATTGTAAACCTTACAACCGAAAGCTTTAATACATTATTGAACAGTATTGCTAGTATTTTTGTTACTGGCTGGTTACTCAAACTATTCGGGCTTGGCGCTGTAAACAATCTTGTAGCCAAAGGGCTTAAATTGTTGCTTGCAAAGTTTGTAGCTTATTATGCTGCTCAGAAGACTGTAGCTGCAACCGGAAACGCTCTATTGCTTGCTAACACAACGTTTACCTTTAGTGGTATGTTACTTGTAATTAGAACTAAATTAGCTTCTATGCTAGTAACAATTACTGCAACTTGGGTTTCAATGAACACACGAACTGCAGCTGCTTTCTTAACTCTACAGCTAATAGCAGCAGGCGCACTTACTAAAATCCGCTTAGGATTTATTGCATTAGGTGCAAGTATTGCTGGTGGTGGAATTGTTGCAGGTATAGGTGCTATCGGCACTGCTATTGTTGTTGCTGCTAATGTAGCAAATGCTGCTTTAGCTAGATTACTGCTTAATCCAATTGTAGCTATTATTGTAGGCGGCACTTTACTAGCGGGTGGTCTTGCTGTTGCAATTTTTGGAGAGGGTAATTCTTTCTTAGATAAATTAGACAACATTAAAAAAAGACTAAACTCTTTCTTTAGAGATATCTTTACCTTTACAAAAGACCCTCTATCTAATGTTGATGATGCTGTAGGCGGAAAAGGTTCTAAAAAAGAAAAACCTCAATTTAATATGATGGATAATCTTAAGCCAGAAGGGTTTGGCGCATCGGCTAAAAAGATGTTTGATAATTTTTATCAGTCTATTAAAGAAACGGCTAACGAAGGCATTGATCTAGGTATTAACGTTGATAACTTTGGTTCAGAGTTTGTTGAGAAAGCTAAAACTTCTTATTCTAAGGTTAAAGACTTATTCTCAGGAATGGGTTCAGATATGGATTCGGATTCTTTGATGAACCTTAGAGTCTCTTCTGTTGAAAAGCTTGCTACAATTTCTGATAAGATCAAAAAGTTAAAAGATGAAATACTTAATGCTACTGCTCTTACTGCTGAACAAGAGTCTGAAATATTACTTAAAATTCAGAATCAAGAAGAAAATGCAGAAAAGATAAAGAGACGCAGCAAAGAAATAAACAGCTTGCTTAAAGAACAAGGGCTTAGCCAAAGACAGATTAGAGCTTTAACCGATGAACAGTTAGAGGCTCTTATCAAACAAAAGAACTTAACTGATTCGCTAAATAAAGCAGTAGCAAGAGTTGACTTTTCTAAGACTTTCGAAAGCATAGAAAAAGGTGGATTTAGTGGTACATTTACTGAGTTTAATTCTTTAACACAAGATGTTCAAGATCGCCTTACTACTTTAGGCACTGCTATTTCTGATATAAGCGCACAGCCTATTATTTCTAAAGAAGAGTTAATTAATTTAGATGCTTATAAAAAGGAACTTGTTGCAATAAATGAGCAATTAGAATATTCTAAAGCTGGAGCTGAAGGCTTCCAAGATAGCTTTAAGACTGCTTTTAGTGATATCTTAAAAGGCACTGCTAGTATCAAAGACGCATTTATGGGCTTTTTAGGAGACATATCTTCTAAAATAATAGATGCCGGTGTTGATGGTCTTGCTGATAGAATAATGGGTGGCGCTGGAGACGGTGGCGGCATAGATGACATGGTTGGTAACGCAATAGGTGGGGTTAAATCCTTCTTTAGCGGTAAACCCCAAGTCGCAGCAGGCGCAGGTGTTGGTGGCGCAGCAACTGCTGCTGTCAGTGGTGCAGCTGCTACTTCTATCCCTAGCGTAGAGGGTGTAGGTGGCGCTATTGGCGGTATGTTTGGCGGTATGGCACCTGATGGTACTGAAATGAATCCTTACTTTGTTAGAATAACAGAGGGTTTAATGGGTGGTTTAATGCCTGGAGGTGAAGAAGGTGGCGGGATTGCTGATGGAGCGATGGGTCTTCTTGGTGGTGGTGGAGATGAAGATTCTCCAGAAGGAGAAGCAACCAGTGCTCTTAGTGAATTTACAGCAAGCATAGGAAGTGCTGTAGACGGTGTAGGTAATTTTATTTCTCAAACTATTCAACAAGTTCTTGAATTTTTTGGACTATCTGCAGCTACTACCGCTTCTACTACTGCTGCTGCAAGTAAAGCAACTGCTGACACCCTTGGTAGTGTAGCTTCTAACAGCCTTGCTACTTCTATGCTTCGAGCGGCTATTGCTGCTGAGATATTAGGGACCGCAATGGCAAATGCTGCGCGTAAATCTATTGTAGGCTTTTCAACAGGTGGAGCTGTCAGCGGCCCCGGTACTGGCACTAGCGACTCTATCCTTGCTCACCTGTCTAATGGTGAATATGTTATCAATGCTAAATCTACTAAAAAGTATGGACCTTTAATTGAAGCTATTAACTCAGGTAATGTTCCTAAGTTTTCTACAGGAGGCGAAGTAGGTAGAAGTTTACCTGTTATGAATTCTGATATTCAAGCTAATATGATTAAAAAAGCAGGTAGTAAAACCAGTCCTGCTCAATTTAACAACAATATTACATTACAAGTCACAGGTGATGTTACTGAAGCTACCCGTAAAGCAGTTCGAGATATGGGTGATGAAATTACAAGTAATGTTCAAACACACTTCAGAGAGAGAGGAGTTCTAAATGGATAATCCCACGTTTTTAGGTTTAGAGTACTCTACTCCATTAACAATTAATAGCAGGGAAAGGGTTTCTAGATCAGAGACCCTAAACCTTAAAATACAAGCGGTAAGCAACGGGTCTCAAAGATGGGAATGTATTATAACATTAGCACCTTCTAACAACAAAGGAGCTACCGCTGCTAACCACCATGGAGCTGCATTAGCTGTTCACAGAGTTAAATATGGAATTCACAGTTCTTTTAATGATGCACCAATGCCTCAATATATAGGTACTAGTTTCACTTATGATAACGGAACTGTTATTAACCCTACATCCTTTGAAATAGTTGAAGATGCCTTAGATACAGTAAACAAAATAAACTCTACATTAGTTAGAACATCTGGTGCTTTAGGCGCTATTATTCCTGCAGGTAGATTTTTTACTTTCAGTAATCATACTAAAGTGTATCAAGTTATAGAAGCCCAATATGTGTCTAGTGGTGCTCAAGGTTCTACTATAAAAGTGTTTCCTCCGTTATTAGCTGATGTTGATGATAGCTTAGTAACTTTAAACTTTTTTGATCCTGTGATAACAGCGTATTACAATGCAGACGGGATAGAAGGTGTTACTTATTCTGGCGGCATTATGACAACTGCAACTATTGATTTGATTGAAAATATAAGTTAATTAATAAAGTATAAAAATAAGGAGTATAAATGAAAAATACTGATAAACTAAAAGGAAAAGGAGATCTACTTTATCTCGATGATGACTTCGGGATCTCCTTTGAGGATGTAAACGGGATGGCTATGTGTCACTGCGAAGTGAATAACTGGTCTCCCATTATTCGTAAACGTTGTAAAGACAAAATTGATCAATTACAGCGTGAACACAAACGAGATGCTTTTGGCGTTGCCGTGAAAGGTGATGGAAAGCATATTAATTTCCTAACTAAAATGGGATTTAAACATTACTTAAACAAATGGAC